CTATGGGTAAGAAAACTATTGCTGAATATACAATAGAATTACAACAAGTTGCTATCAAAGAATATCCACAGTTTGCAGATAGATTTAAAGCAGACCCAACTTTGACCCTGTATGATATTGCTTCTCCTGTTATCAATATGGTTGCTAAAACTCTAGAAATTGACCCAAAGACCGTCAAGATGGACAATCCAATTGTATTGGCATACACACGTTATGCTGGCGCTGATGGCAAGGGCACTCCTCCATCATACTACGATTTACTTCTTAAAACAAAGCAGTTGCCTGAATACCAGAAGACTCAACAAGCAAATAATGAAGCCCGTGACTCAGCAACGTCACTTGGTAAAGCATTAGGATATGGATTAGTATAATGGCACGTAGTTTTAGAGAAGCAGAAGAAGCATCTAACGCTCAAGGAACTGTTCAAGCGGCACTTGACTGGGCGTTAGCAAATGCTAAAAAGAATCCTACGCCAGAGAACATTGCAATTGCAAAAGACACATTTGCTGCACGACAAGAAACCTTAAAAGCCCAAGCCAAGCAGCCAGCACAAGTAGCAGACCAAGTAAAAACAATAGTTGACGGTATGCCTGCTCAATCAGCAGAATTATCTAATACTATTAAAGAGTCTGAGGCAGCCATAGCGGCAGCAAACACTGCTGCTACAGAAGCAGCAGCAATAGGCACTAATGGAACTACATTCCCTAAGGCTGGCACACTACTTCGCTATAAGGCTGGCAAGGCAACTGGTTCACGCATCGCGGTATACGCTGATGGCAATGGCGGAGAATTTGATGGAGAAGAAACTAACAACCCAGTCAATCCAAGTAGCACAGGATTTACAGATACAGGAGTAATTACTCTTGCTTCCAATACATTTGCCAATACTATTGGACTCCTTATGGGAGAACTTGAAGCAAGTCAGCCATGGGTTGAAGAATTACGCACACTTACACAAGGATTCATAAATACTGGTTCATCAGTTGATGAAGCAATTAACCTCGCCCTTCGTGATGCTAAAGCACAGGGCAAGGCAAGCAAGTTTGTAAACCGTTTCTCTGCAATCTTTAAGTTGCAAGATAGACTCAATGCTGGTGAGAGTGTACAGGTTCCCTCTATTGCTGAGTATGTTAAGTCAGAGCAGGCACTTGGTGACGTATTCCGTGCCGTTAATCTAGGTGAACTAGCAACCCAAGAGGTTGCAGCAAAGATTCTTGGTGATGCCAATAAGTCTGTAGCAGAAGCAACCGCAATTATTTCAGATGTATTTGGTGCAATCGACAATGCTCCAGAAACACTTAAGAATGACCTAAAGACATACTTTCCTGGAGCAGATAGAACTTCCATTGCTAAAGCATTGTTGCTTGGCAAAGAAGGCGCTGATGAACTTACCAAGAAGGTTAAGAGCATTGAGCAATTCTCTGCTGCTAAGTCACAAGGTGTAGGCATCGACCTAGCCACTGGCGCAGACCTTGCAGCAGGTGGAGCAACCTATGGCACATCACTTGGCAAGTTTGCTACAGTCAAGCAACTAGAACGCGGACAAGACCTTGGCAGAATGAGCAACATTGATTTCACTCAGAACGAAGCAATTGCTTCAACCTTCAGTTCTAGCGCTGCTGCAGATGAAAAGATTCGCAGAATCAATGAAGAAGAAGCAAGCAGATTTGCTGCTAGAGGTGGAAGACTTGCCTCACAAAATAGAGCCTCTGGCCAAGTATAAGTAGATTCCTGAACGGACCCATCGGCCCCGTCAGCGTATTAGACCGATAGCAAGAGCCAACCTGGTTCCCCGACCAGCAATTGAGGCTTGCGACTACAACGAATAGAAGGGTGGTTGCTATGAGCAACAACTACTGGGATGAAGAAGACGAAGACCTAGATACCGAAACAGAAACACCAATGGACGGAAGCGACCTCTTAAAGAAGTTGCGTAAAGCCAAGCGTGCAGATGAAAAGCGTATCAAAGACCTCACTGAGCAACTTGAGACATTGTCCAAGGGGCAGCGTGAGCGTATCGTCAAGGAAACCCTAGAAAAGAAGGGTGTGAATCCAAAAGCAATACGTTTAGTCCTAAAGGACTTGGATGATATTAACGAGGAGTCGGTGAGTAACTGGCTCGATGATAATGCAGACTTGTTTGGGCTAGAAGTACGCCAGGATGCGCCTGAAACGAATAACCAAAACCGCGCTGCATTACGTCAGCAGGACATGGTTACTCAGGGTGCAATAACACCTGACAGAGCCGAAGATATGTCAATGAGGATTGATAATGCTGATTCAGCAGAAGAAATCATCAATTTGATTTATGGCTCACAAAACCAATCATAGTTTCTAACTACAAAAAGGAAATAACCTAAATGGCTAATTCATACGTATCCACAGACTCCGCCTCTCTCGGCGGAACCGCTGGTGGTGCTGGTTTAGTACAGAAGGCTTATGACCGACTTCTCGAGTTCGCGCTCCGTTCAGAGCCACTCATTCGTTCAGTCGCAGATAAGCGTCCTGCTAAGCAAGCAATTCCAGGTTCAACAGTTGTTCTACAACGCTACGTTGACCTATCAGCAGCAACAACTGCTCTCACAGAAGCAACAGACCCAGATGCAGTAGCAATGTCTACACCAACATCAGTTACAATTACTCTTGCTGAGTATGGTAACTCTGTTCTTGTAACACGTGCTTTGGAACTCTTCAGCCTCGCTGATGTAGACCCAGCAATTGCTAACATTATTGCATTCAACCTTGCAGATTCAATTGATTCAGTCGCAATGGCAACATTGCGTGCTGGAACAAACGTAATCTACGCAGGTTCAACTGCAACATCAACAGCAACAATTACTGCTGCTGCAACACTCTCTTCTGCTAACATCCGCAAGGCTGTTGCTAAGTTGCGTGCTGGTAAGTCAGTCGCTCGTAAGGGCTCACTCTACTGGGCTGGTATCCACCCAGAAGTTTCACACGACCTTCGTGCAGAAACAGGTTCAGCAGGATGGCTCCTTCCAAATCAGTACGGTTCTGCACAGGACCGCATCTGGGCGGGAGAAATTGGTACATACGAAGGTGCATACTTCGTAGAGTCACCACGTCTATACAATACTACAGACGGAGCATCATCTGCTCGTAACTACCGCACAATCATCGCTGGACAGCAAGCAATGGCAGAAGCCGTTGCTGAAGAGCCACATGTAGTCATCGGACCAGTCGTTGACAAGTTGATGCGTCACCGCCCAATGGGTTGGTACGGCGTACTCGGCTTTGCTCGCTACCGCGAAGAAGCACTATACCGAATCGAATCAGGTTCATCAATCGCATCATAGTTGATTGACGGGTGGGGCTAGGGAAACCTAGCCTCATCAGTAAGTTCACTAAGGAGAACTAATGGCAAATTGGACGTTTGAAACACCGTATGTGCTAGAAGGCCCATCTGGGGGACATAGGTTATTCTACTTTGCCAATTTACGCAAAGGGATTACAATTGTCAAGACTGATGGCGAATACTATCAGACTCGCTATCCAGTAGAAGAAGACTTGCTCACATACGATGAAGTCTATCGTGGTGGGTATAAGCACACAGTTGACGATGCTACCAAGGCAGCACTTATTGCTGGTGGCGTAGATGTAGTAGAGGCTAATTTTACAGCACAATAAGGGACGCAATGAATTTACATCGAATACAGGCACATCCAGAGTATGTTGAAGGTTGCTTCGGTTGTAAGATAGGAACTCTTGAACTAGGGACTGGCGATGCAGCCAGAGACATTCCTGACAAGAAGTGGAACTCAGAACTGCAGGCATATAGAGATGCTAAGGCTCAGGGAATCCAACCAGGTGGTACAACTAGAGCACATATAGAAGCAGCACACACAGCATCAGAAACATTGGGCAAACCGTACAACTCGGAGACAATGCCTAAGGCACATCAGATTACCAAAAAAACCGCTGAAGTTATGAAAGAGATTGGGCAAGCATAATGGCACTTACACAGAAGCAGAAGGCTGCAATTGCAGACCAGGCAAGAAAGAATATCGCTAAACGTGCTGCTACACAGCGCACTAAAATTAGCGCATCTGAAGCCCGTACTGTAAGCAACAAGATGAACAAGCGTCCTGGTGCAACTAAGCAACCTTTTATTCGTCAGGATGTTGCTTTGCTTAGCAAGAGTGAGAAGAACACCCTTGGTGCTACATCTAAGGCTAATGCTGCCAAAGAGAAATTTATCCAAAAGAATCGTAGTTTTGCCAAAGGAACAGGCAAGTTACCTACCAAGCAGCGTGTTGGTACTAAGTCTGAATACAAGCAACTAGGTAAAGATATTGAAATGCGTAAGCAACTCATTGCTAGCAGCAAGACTGCCCGTGCCTCACAGGCTGCTCGCGCAGCCAACCCAGCACCAGCGCCAACAACTCTAACTAAGGCGGTAACACCAGTGGCAACAAAAAAGAAGACACCTACTCCAAAGACAAAGCCTTCTACTGCAGCAATTAAAAAGAGAACAGTCCCAAACACGAAGGTAACACAAGGTAAACCAAAAACTACCCCAAAGCCAAAGACTGCCCCAAAGTTGCAAACCTTAGAAGAAGCAAAGGCTAAGGCTCCAACTCCAAAAACATCGACTAAGCCAAAGTTGCAAACACTTGAGCAGGCTAAAGCATCTGCTCCTAAGCCAGTAAGCGCACTTAAGAAACCAGCATCTATGGAATACATGTCCAAGACCCCTGCTACCGCACTATCAAAGCCAGCAGGAAAGATTGCATCTAAGGTTTCTGATGTCAAGAAGGCTGCTAGTTCAACTAAGGTTGTATCTAATGTTAAAGCAGCAGCAAATACTTCACTTGGTAAGAAAGTAATAAAGAAAGTTACTCCTGGACCAAAGACAAAACTTGGTGGTAAAGTCCTTGCAAGAGGAGCACAGATTTTTCAGGCTGGTGCAGAAGCAAAGCAAATTGTAAGTGGTCAGGCTGAAAAAGACTTCCGTCGCATTCAAGCACTTGAGAATCGTATTGCTATTGCTAAGGGTCAGAAACCTAAGTATACAACTACAGGTACTAATAAAAATCTATTATCCTCAGTTAAAACCGACCTTGGTGTTGCTGCAAAGATTGTTAGCGGTGGACTTGTTGGTAAGTCACGTAAAGACCGTCTTGCAGAACTCAAGACAATGGCAACTAAGGTAGGAGCAAGAACGCCTGGACCTAAGGGGGGCGGAGTTTCTAAGCCACCACAGGGAAAGAAGCCAGTCCTTACT